CTCGTCGATGACGACCTCCTTGTCCAGCAGGCGCCGCACCGGACGGTTCGCGATGCCCTCGGTGGACGACTGCACGATCGGCCGGCCGTTCAGGTCCACGATCAGCCGGAGCTGGGTCCACGTGTTCTTGCGCATCAGCCACTTGGCGTTGCCGTCGTATTCCTCGTCCAGCAGGTCCTGGAACTCCACCAGGTCCTCGTAGTCCGGGGTGTCCGCGGTGTCGAGGTCCCGGTCGGAGGTGAGCGACGCGGCCAGGATGCCCTTGGGCTGGCCGACGCCGGTACCGGTCACCCAGTGCGGGGCCTGCGCGCGGGCGATGCGCTCGCCGAGCTTGCGGGCCACCAGGCCGCCGATGTCGAAGGCGGAGTCCTGGAGGAGCTCCACCGGCACGCGCAGCGGCAGGTTCGACCCTGCCCCGGCCGCCGTGTACTTGTACGCACCCAGGTTGATGGTGCCGAACACCAGGTCCGCGCCCGACGCCACGGCGGCCGACTCGGCGGTGATGTCACCGAGGTTGCTGGTGTCGTCCAGGGACGGGTACTCCAGCGGTGCGCCCGTGTCGGTGCTGATGGTCTCCGCGGCCATGCCGAACCCGCCGAACGCCTCACGGACCTCGACGAGCTTCTGCCGGAACCCGGACGGGACGGTGTAGCCGCCGGCCGCCGAGCTGCCCTCGCCCTGCGCGTTGCTGACCCGCAGCCCGGAGATGTCCGCGTTGGGCTGCCCGGTGCGCAGGTAGTTGGTGAACGCCACGTCCAGCTCGGACGGCGCGTCCGGGTCGACCGGCCGGGTACGCGGCACGCCGGCCGGGACACGAACCGTGTTGTAGGCGGCGTTGCGGGCCCGGATGCCGTCGGTGCGCTGCACGCCCTGAAGCTCCTGCTCCAGCGCCTCGTAGTCGGTGACCTCGTCGTCGGTGAGGCTGCGGTCCGCGGCCCCGTCGACGAGCGCGGTCATCGCGGCGGTGATGTCCTCGATGGTTCGCACTTCTACCCTCCCTGGGTAGTCAGGGCGCGGTGCCGCGCCTGGATGATCCGGGTCCGGTTGTCCGGGCCGGCCTGTCTGGTGGCGACCCGGTCGGCGAGTTTGGCGTCTACCGCCTGCTGCGCCGAGTAGCGGGTAGTGGCGCCCATGGCCTTACGCCACGCGGCGGGCTTGCCGCCGGCACGTTCGGCGTAGATCGAGGCGATGTCGTCGGAGACAGCGTTCAGCAGGTCAACGGTCTCCTGGATCTCGGCCGGGGATCCGTACGCGCTGCCCTGCGCGTCGTGGATCATCAGCCGCGACCCGGTGGCCATCACGATCTCGTCGGCCGCCTGGATCAGGAACGACGCCGCGGACGCGGCGAGCCCGTCGACGTGCGCGGTCACCGTGGCCGGGTGGCTCTTGATGGCCTCGTACATGGCGACGGCGTCCCACACGAACCCGCCGCCGCTGTTGACGTGCAGGTCGATCTTCGGCGCGCGGATGGTGTGGACGGCCTTGACGAAGTCGGCGGACGACATGCGGTAGCCGCCGATCATGCCGAACACGTACAGCTTCGGGGTGTCGCCGTCGGTCACCGACCAGCCGGTGTCGGTGCTGCCCGGGTCGTCGTTCGCTGCCCGCCACGCCGCGCGCAGCTGGTCGACGTTACTGGGTTGGGGGATCATCGTCGTCCTCCCCGTCAGGTGTACCGCCCGGCACCGGTGCGGGTTTCGGATCCGGCTTGGGCAGCGGATCCCAGCCGCGTTTGGCCCGGTATTCGTCTTCGGTCATCACGCCGCCGGCGACCTGCTTGAGGTCGATGTCGACCTCGACCGCGTGGTTCGGGCGCTCGAGACCGGCGAAGTCGAACGAACACCACCGCGGCCGGGCGAGCAGTCTCGAGGCGCGCTGCTCGAAGCGCTGCGCCCAGTGACCGAGGACGTAGCGGGACAGGCCCCGGTTCTGCTCGTCGACGCCGGTACCCCAGGAGGTCTGCTTGTCGGTCTGCATCAGCAGGTGCGGGGGGACACCGGTCCATCGGGCCGTCTCCTCGACCTGGAACTGGCGGGACTCCAGGAACTGGGCCTGCTGCGCCGTCATCGTCCAGGGCGTGAACTGCAGCCTGCGGTTGACCAGGGCGATGGTGCCGGCGTTCTCGTAGCCGAGGACGTTGCGGTCGAGTTCGGCCCGGATCTTCGGGATGTCGTCGGAGATGTCGAGGCCCTCGTCGGCCGGGGTCGCCAGGCCGGAGATCAGCGCGCCGGACGAGAACACCTTCGCCGCCGCCCGGTCGGCGGCGATCGACGTCGACAGCGAAGCGCGTGCGTACGTGAGCAGGCCCGCCCCGATCTGCCCGCCCAGCGACGCCGCCGGCGCGTACCAGAAGTCGCCGGCGTCCAACTTGACCTGGCTGGTGTCGTCGAGGGTGACGACGAACCAGACGCCGCCGGCCGGAAGCTTCTCCGGGTTGCGGTGCTCCTCGAGGGACGGCTGCTCGACGCGGAACGACAACGGATGCACCAGCGGCAGACCGACCAGCGCCCCGGCCTCGGTGCGGACCTTCAGGGCGCCGCACCGTCCGTGCAGCAGCTGGTGCAGGAACGCCGTCTCGACCCACTCGAACTTCGTCTGCCCGTCCGGGCCGTCCGGGTCGTCGAAGACGCTGGCGACCTTCTCCTTCTTGCCCTCGCCTTTGTCGCGCCACGAGTCGAGCGGCAGACCGGCCAGGGTGCCGGAGATCAGCGACAACGCCCGGAACATCGCCGACAGCCCGAGCGCCGACGTCTCGCCGACGGTCACCCCAGCGAGGTCGACGACACCGCCCGGGGTGAACAGGGCGGCGAGGGTGGGGTCGGCGATGGAGATGGACCGGTTCGCCGGGGCTACCGGTTCCCGCCTGCTCCACAGCCATCGCATGATCACACTGTAGACGTCAGACCTATCCTCGCCCTATGGGCGCACTGGAGGACTCGGTCCGTAAGTCGACCGCGAAGATCCTGGTCCGCGACCAGGCGGTCCGGGACCTGGCCCTCAAGTACGCACGCGACATCGACGGGGAACACGGCGCGTGCGAGGACTGCGGATGCCGTGGCGGCGGTGACCTGACCCGGTTGGGGCCGGCGCTGCTGGCGGCCCTCGAGGCGCTGCAGCTGTCCCCGCGCGCACGGAAGGCGGTGACCCCGATTGCCGGCGCACCCAGGACCAACCCGCTCGATGAACTCGCCAGGGTCCGCGCTAGGAAGGGTCGAGCCGCGGCTGTGGACCCCGCCGCTCCGTGACCTGACCGACCAGAACGCGTCGTGGGGGTACGACTTCATCGCGTTCTGCATCCTGATCGGGTGGCCGCTGTACCCGTGGCAGCGGTGGCTGGCGATCCACCTGGGCGAGCTGTACCCGGACGGGTCGCCCCGGTACCGGCTGGCGATCATCCTGGTCGCCCGGCAGAACGGCAAGACCGTGTTCTGCCGGTTGTTGATCTTGTACTGGATGTTCGTCGAACGGTGCGGCGAGATCGTGGCGACCTCAACAGACCGCGGCGCCGCGAAGCGGTCGTGGGCGAAGGTCGTGAAGATGGCCGAGAGCATCGACCTGCTCGCCGACCAGCTGCCCCGCAGACACACGGCGCTGCAGATCGGCGAGGAGGACTTCTGGAACGACCACGACTCCCACTACCGTTTCAGCGCGCCGACGCGCCGGGCGGCCCGCGGTGACACCCTGCACCGGGCGTTGCTGGATGAGCTGCGCGAGCACCAGAACCGCGACACGTGGGACGCGATCATCCCGACGATGAACGCCGTCGACGCGGCCCTGGCCGTGTGTATCAGCAACGAGGGCGACACGGCGTCGACGGTGCTGCACGAGGAACACGACGCGGCCGAGGACTTCATCAACACCGGCGAGGGCGACGAGCGGACGTTTCTGGCGTCCTGGTCGGCGCCGTCCGGTCTGGACGTCGACGACGAGCAGGGCCTCGCCCAGGCGAACCCGGCGATCGGCGTGGCGGGGATGAGCATGGCCACCCTGGTCGCGCAGGCCCGCAAGGCGAAGAAGGCCGGCGGCGAGACGGAGCAGCGGTTCCGGATCGAGATCCTGTGTCAGCGGGTCGACCTGCTGCAGGCGGCGATCCGGATCGAGGACTGGAACGCGTGCGGTGTGCCCCGCGAGCAGGCCCTCGACCTGGCCGTGCATCGCCGCAGCGTGGTGCTGTGTTTCGACGTCGCCGAGGACAACTCCCACGCCACGGTCGTGGCCGCGGTGACCGTCGACGGCCTGACCCACCTCGACGTGGTCCAGGCGTGGGACGGCTACGAGTGCCGCAGGATGCTGCGTGACGGCCTGCCCGCCCTGGTCGCCAAGGTCCGGCCGCGGAAGGTGGTGTGGTTCCCGGGCGGCCCGGCCGCCGCGGTCGCCGCTGCGTGGCCCGGCAAGAGGGTAGCCAACGTGCGGATCGAGGAGCTGCGCTCCGAGGACGTCGTCAAGGCGTGCATGGGTCTGGAGGAGCAGGCCGCGGCCCGGGCGCTGCGGCACTCCCACGACCCGCTCACCGAGCGGCAGGTCCGCCAGGCGCAGCAGCTGCGCCAGGGCGACGGGTGGCGGTTCGTGCGCCGCGGCGCCGCCCCGATCGACGCGGTGTACGCGATGGCCGGTGCGGCGCACGGCGCCCGGACCGTGCCGCGTCTCGGGCCGGCGGTCTGAGATGTTTCACGTGAAACGGCCCGGCGATGTTTCACGTGAAACATCGCCGGGCCGTTTCAGGTCAGCGCACACAAAAAAACAC